ACAGCTTCTTTTACTGGTACACCATTTTGATCAATAAGAACTAGACCGCTATTATCTTGAGCATTTACCCAGCGAGCCGAAGATGACAAAGTACTTGCATAGGCTGATTGCTGTTGTTGTGGTGTTAATCCATTTAGTTGTGATTCATAACTTGGAGGGATAACAAATTTTACTTTTCCAGATACATTTTGTGACAGTAAATTATTAAATGTGCTTTTAGCTGTAGATTCCACTGCTTGTTCGTTTAACTGTTTTGGTATCCTATATTCCGATCCATTCTGAGAGCCAAAATTATAAACATTTCCAAATAGAGTTTTAGTTGCAGTACTTATAGCCGTTGATTCAGTCATTCCTCCGCCTTCTGGCGTAGAATAATACCTAGCAAGCAAATAAGCTTCATTTTGAACATTTTTAATGTCTTGTACCGAGGCAGTAGAACCCAATGATTCACTATAACTCTTCCATGTGGGATCAGTTTGCAGAGATGTTATTAATAGTGATTGAGTTATTCCAGCAGGTAATGGCAAACTTTTTCCAGCTTTTGACCAAGCATTTGATACATTTTGCATCTGAGAAGCCGATGCAGTATCTGGCAGATTCATAAACAAATTGGTGGCGATTGGCAATCCAGCTTTATGCAAATCAGCTAATACCATTTTCTGTGTATCAGGATGTTGAGCCAATAGTTTATTGATTTCATTAAGTTGACTAGGTTGCGCTGGGTCAGCACTGCTTAATGGTAAATCTTGAACTGACGATACAAAGGCTGACGCCTCCTTGTTTGGCAATATTCTCCATTCAGATCTAGGCAATCCTCTTTGCTGGTACATATTAATTTTTGTTTGGTCGAGATCAGTAGTAGTAACGCCTGAACTAACCGTATTACCAAAAGTATCAGTTGTAGATGCGGCGGCTTCCCGCACAGCCCCTGCAAACTGAGGACTTTGCTCAACAATAGAGGCGGGATCCTTTTTGAATTGTTCTTGTTGGGCATTATAAGTTTTTTCGACTTTTTGTAGCAATTCTTGTTTATTGATATACTCGCCAGGATTATTAATGGATTTTTGCATATCAGAATGCAAATCATTTAAAATGTCTTGTGCTTGCATTGGTGAGCTATTATTAACCTCAGTCATTATTGAATGATAAGTTAATGCATTTTCGGACTGCTGTTGCCACTTTTGAGCAAGTTTTGGATCACTTATGATTTTCTCTTGAAATGGCAATGTGGCATTAGAATTACCAGTTTCTTCTAAAAACTTCACATTCTTTTTTAATTGGTCATTCATGGCTTGTCGATTTAATGAATCAAGCTGAGTTTGAGCATTTACCATACCTTTAACATGGCGCATGATTCTATAATGTTGATTCTCAGTTAATCCATGTAATGATTTTGAGAAATTAGCCTGCCACTCTTGAATCTTTCCAGACTGGAGTGCTTGAGATGCCTGTCCAAAATAATAAGAATTTTGAGCATTTGTAGTTACATCGTTAGCTGCTTTAGCAAAAGCTGCCGGGCTGATAATACCAGCAGTTACCAGTGACTTTAAATTCTTTACAGATTGAGCCGCCAATACGGTACCATTGTGCTCATCACCTTGCATATATGCATTATTAATATCTTCATTGCTTGAAGTCATTGCATCATAGAAAATAGACTTTGCCTGATTTTCAGTTTGAGCATCATATTGACCAGCCATAGACTTAGTGGCATTTGTGGCGTAATAATCCACCATTTTATTGACAGGTGCATGCGTTCCTTCTGGCAAAGATTGACTCAATGCACCCTTAAAGTTTTTAACATCATCATTGAATTGCTGAAACGTATCTTGTGTTATGCCATCATTAAAATACTTGCCTGCCATTTGAGCAATATTATTTTTGGCCTGCATTTGAGCTTGGACTTCTTGTATTGAATTAAAGCCCTCATCATAAGCTTTATTAGATACCTGTTGTTTTTGTTGATCAATAGAGACCAATGCGTCAGCAGCGGCTCCTTTTTGTGCTTTTTTTAAATCAAGCTCTGATTCTTTATTTGCCATATTTAGCAATGAGTCGCCTATTTTACCAAACATCTTAGATGTGGCCATTTGAGTATCGCCAGCACCTTGAATCGATTGTGGAGAAATACCTACAGACTGTGTATAACGTTCTACACTCATTTTAATCGCCCAATTTTATAGATTTGTTATTGTTGCGCAAAATACTACCAGTTTGAAAGCCCATTTTAGTGATTCCACCAATAATACCCATTCTTGCCTGAGATCTAGTATTAGCAATTTCTTGGTCAATGGCATTTTCACTAAAGCTCAAATTGAGAGCCGCACTCTTCTCATCTTGTAGATAGTTATTGTAACTATCATTACTAATGGCTTTTACACTTCCGCTTCCTAAAGAAATACCACTAGCCGCTGTATTAGCCACTTGTGTAGACATAATTTCATCTAGTTTATCAGTTCGCGCTAATGACTGTTGAGTAGCTTGCATTCGATCTTGTAAACGTCTTTGATTTAGTGCTTGTTCTCGAGCCTCTGCGCCTGCTTGGCCTTGGCCAATTCCAATAATTGAACTAGCAATTCCTAAGCCAGCCGTGAGTCCTGTACCAATCGACATACTATTAACCTTCTTGTGGCAAATCCATTTCTACCTCTAAATTAACTCCACGAATTAGCAAAGGAAAAGGAAGAGGTTGTGTAATATTAATCTGAACAAAATTATACATACCATTTCTGATAATTGGTTTCCATCCTTCTCGAACAATAACTCGACTAAATCCAGTTTTTAGTTCAGGAGCTGAATCAAGAGTAATCGGTAGGTTTAACTCAGGAATCGGATATCCATCAACATATACACCATAAGAATCAATATAATCAACTACAATTTGCTTGATCATTTTTGGCAAATACAAATTACTGCCGCGCCCAGTATCTATATTAATCGGCATAGGGACAAGTTCGGGGATATAATTTAATCCAACAGTATATGACCCCACTGGGAATTCAATAGTTATTTCGCCATTAGCTACAGTATACGGTCCAAAAACAGCCCCTGCACTGCTTACATATACATCCAGATCGTTAAGCATAGCAAGGTTTGTAATGATATTACTATCTGGCGAGTTAGTGCCACTTATCGTTGCATCCGTATATACATTGAAATCCAATTGTTCTAGGTAATATTTTTCTACACCTTCAATCATCCTTTTTACAATAAACCATACATTATCACTTGTATCGGCACATTGTAAAAAATCACCGGTTGTATTGTGTCGTGACCATCCTTGTACATTTTGTTCTTGAAGAGTGGTATAAACAGCTAAAGTTCCATCTCCATTCACCAAAATAACAAAACTTCCATCATCTATCGATGGATTCTCATATGTGCACATATCTACTGGATTATTAACAACATCGGTAACCACACTAATATTAGTGGCTTCATATGATTGGCGACTTATATCATAATCAAGAGATCTAACAATCTGTTTGCCTTTATCTAAATAAAATACCTGATTATCCATTTGGACAGGATTTACTTCTGCTACCGCAGAACTTGCTTGCTGGGTTAATGAAAAGTTTCCCGGTGTGATTGCCTCACCAAAATTATTGGCTGCACTAAATACACCGCTAGTAGTAAAAATTAACAGAGAATTAGTACCTAGAATATCTTTAATGACAGCGGCACGCCGAGATCTAATAAAAGCAGAAATTGATTGGTCGTCTAATCCTTCGCCTGTATCAAAGTTGAAATAATCATTGATGACACTCATCCATACACCAGAAGGTAGTGCAGGTGTTCCACCAAAAGTTAACCTATTTTGATAAAATCCAATAGTTTGTGGCCATCCCTTAGTATTACTAAAAACAGGATATGCTAAATAAGATAAAACCCCACGAATTGCAGATGTCGAATCAAAATCTATTATTGTATAACCGGATACTTCAGTTGCACTGGTATATGCATCAATTCTTAAAGTGCCGCTATTGCCTATAAATAAACCACCTACCACTTCATCAGTAAATATATCAGCAGATGCCGTTAATGTTATATCGCCAGTTTTATCGCTGGGTGTAAAATTAATCGCATCATATCCGCCATCGAAATCCTCAGTAGGATAAAATTTGAAGAGAGCAGCTTCAAAAGTCCATACATCAGATGTGGCACCTCTAATTAACAATCTTGGAGCATGGTTGGGGTGGACTACAACTAGTGTACTATCAGTTTGCGCCCATCTTAATTCACTTATTTCCGAGGCTAAATAAGGTGTATCTACATTTGCTACCAATATAGAGTCATCATAAATCTGGATTTTACCGGGTTTAAAGATAAGAGGGTAATCAGATTCTGTCTTATACTCTAATACCGTTAATTGTAATTCAGAGTCACTAGTTACATCCGAACTGATATCGCTCAACCAAGTGGTACCGAATCGACGCTTTGCACCACCCTGAGGAATCGTAAGGAAATTACTTAATCTTTGTGCACCCTTATAATATCCAGAGAAGTCAGTACGGGCTAGAAGCCGCTCTGATAGCTCTCCATGGGTAAAGTTAGATTGTATTGTGAATATTGTTGCCATTATACGTATCTACCACCCCATGCTTGAGATGCACGCACATTAATAACGGGTGAGTTAGTCATAGATGCATTAGGTCTACTTTGATTATCAATATATATAGCTTTTTGATAACGTTCAGTTGCCATTTTTTGTATCATACTAGCTAATTGCACATTACGAACTACTGTCAGTGCTAATGACGCAGCTAATTTTGCACTAATAAAATTGGCAAAATGAGCAGGCCATATACCTTCTGAGGGAACATATCGATACTCAATATTTAACCCGTCAATATTAGAATATAACTTTTCATTCGAATATATTTCGAATGAACGCGTTAATGGGTAAGTATGCCACAGTGCAATATAATCTGACGGTAATTTATACTCATACTTAAAATATGGAGTAGGATTTTCACTCACTAGTTTGGATAATTGGACATACTTTGTAGCAAATCTCCAGTTAGTCTGTGCAATCTCAGTTTCTACCAAATTATCATATTGATCAATTGCTACCTGAGTGAATTGATCCGTACTCTCTAGTGAGGTTATACCGTTGCTGCCTAATAATTGAACTGCATCATTTATAATTTTGACTTTAGTCGCCATATTAAATGCCCCATTTGTTAACTAAATCCTGATTGTAATATGCAATCATAGCGTCTGACATTTTCTCATTGTAAGTAGCAATATAACCAATATGCCCATTAAATATTCGACTAGTAATGGTTCCCATTATTCCAATATTATTAATTGCAGAGGAACTTTTAGTGCCAGTTGGTCCTGTTAATGTATCAACTTTAGTACCATTAACATGTAACTCCATTAACCCACTATTGGCAATTCTTGTAAAAAAAACAGTATAGGCATTATCTAATGGGAAGTTTCCAGATGTAATAGTGGTATCAGGGTTACCCACTCCAGCCATAAAGTTCGTAGTTGAGCCAAAAGCCATACCATAATCATTTACAACACCCGGAACTTCTGCATCAAAGATACCCCGACCTTGATACCAGTGAGTGTTTCCAGCTCCTGCACTTAACGGATAACAAACTAATACTATTGTCCAATCATCTTGAACAGAGCGCGCACATGTCATAAAGCTCGATGAACCATTAAATGTTAATGCAGGTCTATTATTTATAGCGGTCTCATTATAAATTGGCTGCTGACTCAATGTCGCTTGTGTGGCATTCCTTTTATTTCCAGATAAGTCACCCCACTGTGAAATATTATTACTTGATTTTGTAATTGATGATGTATATCTAGTCGAACTATCACAAAACAAAGTTAAGTCATATTGGTGCGAAATTAACAGCTCAACTGGTGTTTTGGTTATAATCATAACAATATCCAATTAGTATCATCATAATGGACTGAAATAGAAATTGAAGGAGCCAACACAATAATAGGATTTCCCGCAGTATCTTTAATAGTTAGATTATATGTGGTACCCGTGTTTTTTATGAAAAAAGTCATAAAGTTATGAGCTGGATCCATCAGTGGCAAATTTACTGATCTATCAGTTCCCGATGGGGCCAATAATTGAAGACTCACAGCTTGAATATCTAATACCAAATCTTCAGTTAAAGTTTGTTTATTATTTTCATTGAATGTTTGTTTAATATTTTGCTCATTGTATAAAATCCAATGGTCAAAACTCCAATACAATAATATATTCTCATTCGGTCTTACATATGCCAATGGTTGAAAGTCTGCATCTCGTATAGTTAGGTAATTAGCCGTGCCCGTATGTACAATTCTATACATCAATGACGAAGCACCTTGTGGCAAATCAACCATTCTATTAACACCGTTTGGATTTAGGTGCTGCTCCTGCTCACTCAGATATCCCAATAAAACATCATCCGTCATATTCAATACCTTAGCAAAACTGCTATTACCTATACCAACTATTCTGCCTTGAGACGCAACTGTTAGGCCCTGAATTGGAGCTTGAACAAATAATAATTCTTTATCAAGATCTGTAGATCTAACAGAAAGAAATGAATTAGTAATCCCAGTATCACCAGAAATTCTAAATAAGCCAACAGCTGGATCAAGTGCTATCAATGCTGAATTATTATTATATATTTGTTGGAAAGTAGGAATTATTCCATTATCTAATGGAGCAATTGTTGTAGGTGTTTCAGTATCTACTCGAGCCGATAAACCCTTTTGATCTGCACTATCAATCAATAAAAAATCGCCAATCATTAAAGGTGCATTATTGAAATACCCCGATGCAAGAATCGTTGCCATACTATCCGTTGGATGACCATATGAGAAAACAACCGGTGTTTCAGTATTTCCAGTAACCGATACGCGACCAAAATACAATAAATCAAAAGACATCTTAAACCCTTAAAATAAAAACGCCCCGAAGGGCGTTAGATTACTATGCACTAACTGCTGCACCACCAAGATACACCCAGCCACCAATTGTCCACATCAAGTCTACTGAATCACCAGGGGTATTAAATGTAATCGTACTACCCCCCATGTAGCTCGTTGGAGTCAATATAGCTGTATCAGTACCTACGGTATCATTGACATAAACAATGCGCAGTACGTTACCATTAGAACCGTCAGCTAAAGTTAAAGCGTCTCCAGTTCCTGTAGTAGTAATTAAATGAACAGAAGCAGTCAGAGGAATAGCTCCTGGTCCTGAGGACGTTGATAATCCATTAAAACCAAAAACTGTTGATGCTCCTGTAACTGATAATGTACCAGCTGCATTAAGTGTGCCATCTCCATTCATTGCTACAGGAGCAACGGTAGTACCATTACCAACTAGAATGTCTCCACTACCAGCAGCATTAATTGCTTCACCTTGACCTAAAGCATCACCAACTAAGATATTTCCTTCAGGTATAAGTACAAAGCCGTTGCCTGTAGAATCTACAGACAAGGATCCACTTAGAGCAACCGAGTTAAGAGTAGTACCATCACCAACTAGGATATTGCCATCAGCATTAGCAACAATAGGGGCGGCTTCATTAGATGCATTACCAACTAATACACTACCTTCAGCTAAAGTCATTGTTGTAGCACCAGTTGCATCTATAGCAATAGCTCCAGTAACAGCAACTGAATTAACAGTCGTGCCATCACCAACTAGCACTTGGCCAGCAGCGGAAGCATCAAAGCCTACACCATCTCCATTAGCATCACCGCGAAGCATATTGCCTTCAGCAAGCAATATGTCAGCAGCGTCTGCAACTCCAGCAATTGTTACGTTGGGAGTTACAGCAGTCACATAAAAATATGCTTGTTGGTCGCTAGCATCAATGTATATAACATCTTTTATCTTAACAACATTACTTTCATTATTAAAATATCCAGGTACAGTAATCGCTGCGAGAGCATCAGGTACAGCACTACCTTTATAGCTATATTCTGTTACACCATTAGTGTTTCCAGAAGCTGTTTGACGTGAAAAATAATTTCTATCATAACTCATTTTTATATCTCCTTAAGACGGTGTTTCATCACACAATATTTCAATAACACCTCGGGGGTCAATGACCTGAGCACCCATTAACATATGAGTCACAACCAAGTAAGAAATCAATTCTAATTTGGGCTGCATATTTGTCTCAATGTCAGATGCAAATCCAAGACCAACCGAACGACGATGCCATGCAAAACATGAACGAATATTGTTATCATCTTTTGGCAATCCACCTTCCAGCATTGTAGGAATAACAATTAAGTTGAAACTCATGTTATCCGATCCATCTAATGAACCCGTAGTAATTGCATTCGGACCACGTGCTGTAAAGCGCGAATCGGTGAATTCTTTCATACTGAATAGATCTGATTGCTGACGTGCAGAAATAGCCAAAAACCTATTCTGTGGATCAACAGCTGTATCATCCCAGATTCTAACAATTTCCTTGACTTTCGCA